CCTTCATGGTTTGGTCACAAAGAAATGGCTCGTAAGAAGAAGTTCTATGCAGATAGTGGAACTCCTCAAAAGTTTTATCAAGAGTATATGATGGAAGTACAGAGCGAGGAAGACTCTATATTTAATAGAGATCATGTCAAGTATTGGGATGGTAGTTTTACTAAAGATGAAGAGACTGGACTTACATATATTATTCCTGATGGAGATGATCCAAAGCCTTGTAATATATTTGTAGGGGTTGATCCTGCTACAGACTCTGCTAGAAGAAACTCTGACTATAGTGTTATATTAGCTATAGCAGTTACCCCAGATAATAACATATATATATTAGATTATATAAGGAATAGGACTCTTCCAGTGCTAGGAATACCTGGAACTGATAAAAAGGGAATAGTTGATTATATATTTGATTATGCTAAATTTTACAAACCGACATTGTTTACAATTGAAGATACATCAATGTCTAAGCCTATATTCCAAGCTATAAGAGCTGAGATGAGAAGGCGAAATGAATTTACTATACCATTTAAAGAAGAAAAGCCTGGAAATAGAATGAGCAAGAGAGATAGGATTCAAGAGATTTTAGCTCAAAGATTTTCAGTAGGGCAGGTTCATATAAAGAAAACTCAATATGATTTACATAGAGAGATAATGACATTTGGCCCTCGTATGGCTCATGATGATACTATAGATGCTTTAGCTTATGCATGTAAGTATTCTCACCCTCCACAAGGAATGCAGCAATCTAAGGATGGATGGTATAAACAAAAACCTCAAGCAAAAAATTGGATAACCGCATGATAAAGTTTCTTATATTTACAGCATTGCTGAATCCCGAATTTTCGGAATCAGAATATATAAAGTCCGAATTTTCGGAATTACAAAAAACTTATAGAAAGCGTAGAGGCAAAGGGAGTAAAGGTCGAAGGCGTGGTGGGAAAGGATTAAGATAATGAAAAAAGTAAAAGAGGTTATGGCTGAGATGTTAACAGAATGGTTGTTTAGAGACTTTGGTCTTTTGATTGACGAGCCTACACCAGAAGATATAGAAAAGAAATTAGAAGAGAATAAAGAAGAACCCGCACAATAACATAACAGAGGATATATAATGGCAAAAGCAAAAAAGAGAGTAGATCAGGTAAGGCAGTTATTTCACTTAGCAGATAATACTACTAGAAGGCAATGGCAAAAGATAAATCAAAAAGGATATGAGTTTGCCCATGATGAGCAGTTAGCTGCTAATGACAAGGAAGCTTTAGAAGAACAAGGCATGCCTACATTTACTATTAACAGGATATTGCCTGTAGTAGAGATGCTTAATTTTTATGCAACAGCTAAATCTCCTAGGTGGCAAGCTATTGGAGTTGAAGGTAGCGATACTGATGTAGCAGCTGTATTTTCTGATTTAACAGATTATGTATGGCACAATTCAAATGGATCTACATTATATACTAATGCTATTAACGATTCTGTAACTAAAGGTATTGGATATTTATTAGTTACTGTGGATAAAGATGCTGACAATGGATTAGGGGAGGTTGTTATACAGCAGCCAGAACCATTTGATGTTTATATTGACCCTAAGTCAAGAGACATGTTGTTTAGTGATGCAGCATATATAATGGTTAGAAAGGTTCTTCCTAAGAATCATTTAATGAAGATCTTTCCTGACCATAAAAGAAAAATATCTCAATCTAATAGTAATGAGCAACATAATAGTAGCTACTCTACAAGATCTGTAGGAGATGATGATCAGAAGTTATTTGCTTATAACGATACTCAAGATGAAGATTGGGCAATAAAGCCTACTGGTGAAATGGATCAACTGGTAGAGTTCTTTGAAATATATGAAAAGATTAAGATGTCTTATATAAGCTTATTCTATCGTATACCACCAGATCCAGAGCAATTAAAGCAATTAAAACAGCAATGCGATGTTATGGTTCAGGAGATGCAAGCCGAAGCTGAAGTTGAAATGCTAGAACAGCAAAGACAAATGCAAGAGGCAGTTCAGAAAGGTGAAATGTTACCTGAGCGTTATGAGCTTGAAATGCAAAAAGCACAACAAATGATGCAACAGCAATTAGCAGCATATGCACAAGAGTGTATGAGTAAGTTACAAGCAGAAGCATCTAAGATTGAAAATAAGATAATTACTGAAAAAGAATTTAATATATTAATGAAGGATCCACAGATAGCTAAGAATGTTGTGGATAAAGTTCAATTTTATTCTTCAAGAATTAAGCAAACTTGCGTTGCGGGCGATAAGCTGTTATATGAAACAACTCTCCCCGATACAATCACTGAGTACCCTATTATTCCATTTCATTTCAAATGGACAGGTACTCCTTATCCTATATCAGCTGTATCGCCCTTAATTGGAAAGCAGCAAGAGATTAATAAGGCACATCAGATAATGGTGCACAATGCTTCATTAGGATCTAGTTTAAGGTGGATGTATGAAGAGGGATCTATTGATGCAGAGACTTGGGAAAAATATTCTTCAAGTCCTGGAGCTTTATTACCTATCAGACCTGGAGTTGAAAGACCTACTCCTGTTATGCCTGCTCCGTTATCAAGTGCATTTTTCCAAATAGTTCAACAGGGAAAAAATGATATGGAATATTTAGCAGGGATATATAGCTCTATGATGGGAGACAGCTCTCAAGCAGGTGAAACATATAGAGGAATGTTAGCTTTAGACGAATATGGTACTAGGAGGATAAAGCAATGGATGACCACTTCAATTGAACCTGCATTGAGGCAATTAGGTAAATCAGTATTGCAGTTTTCACAATCTACATATACTGCTTATAAAAGATTTAGACTTATACAGCCTAATGCTATTCAAGCAGAGCAAGAACAAGAAATTAACATACCAGTTTACAATGATATGGGAGAAGCTATTGGTAAGTCAATGGATATTGAATCTCTTAAATATGATGTAAGAGTTGTTCAAGGATCTACATTACCAGTCAATAGATGGGCTTATTTAGAAGAGCTAAAACAGTTAATGCAACTTGGAGTTGTAGATGATATAGCTGTATTAGCAGAAACAGATATAAAGAACAAGGAAAACATTGTCAAAAGAAAATCATTATACTCACAACTACAAGGCCAAGTACAACAATTATCCGAAGCTGTTAAGGATAAGGAAGGTACTATTGAAACACTTGAAAGACAGCTGGTACAGGCTGGCATCAAGCAAAAAGTAATGCAGGCTGATGTAGAGATAAATAAAAAGAAAGAAGAAGTTAAGTCTCAAATGGGTAAAGAGTTTGTTGAGACTGAAGGAAAACAAAAATTATTGCGGAATGTAATGTCTAATAATGTAGAGTCTCAAAAGCAGCAAGCGGCTAACATGTTACAGTCTGCAAAAAATAGTTTGGATAGTAAGAACAACAATAGTTAAGCTATCCACATTGACGTAAAGCTAAATAAGGAGAAAAGATGACAGATACAACAGAAAGTCAAGGTAACCCTGAGATTGGAATGCAAGCAGATTCTTTTGAAGCTGTAGAAGCACAGTCCAATGAAGGCTCTGAGACTTTTTTTAATGATCTAGAACAACAAGTCAATGGTGGTATCATAGATGAAACCGCTGAGGTAACCCAACAAGAAATAAGTGGCTCCGAACAGGTAACCCACAATACACAAAGCGTTGGCTCCGAGAATGTGGAACCTCCAACAGATAACGGCACTGATTGGAAGAAAAGATACGAAGACTCTAGTAGAGAGGCCGTTAAGTTGTCTGAACAGTATAGAAGCGTTGAACCTTTTGTACCTGTTTTAGAGGCAATGAAAAACGATAGTGGATTAGTGGATCATGTACGGGATTACTTGAAAAATGGTGGAAAACCTGCACAATCAGTTCAAGAGCGATTAGGCCTTGATGAAGATTTTGTGTTTGACGCTAACGATATAACAGACCCTGATTCTGACAGTGCTAAAGTAATGAATGCACATGTTGACTCAATGGTACAACAGAGGGTTGGACAAATGCTTAATGTTGAAAAACAAAGAGCACAAAAAATCCAGCAATCTCAAGCCAGAGTTGCAGAAGAAAGAGCATTTATGCAAAAGAACAATATGTCAGAGGATCAGTTTAACTCTTTTAAAGAAAAGGCACAACAGCATGTTATGACTTTAGATGATGTAAATTATTTACTGAATCGAAATCAAAACAATACTAATGTAGCTAATTCTACAAAAGCAGAAATGTTAAATCAAATGAAGAATGTCCGTAATATGCCTACTTCCGCATCGGGAGCGAACAGTCAAGGTCAGCAGAGATCACAATCAGACGAAGTGTTTGATTTGATAAATGGCTTTGATAATGATGTAGATAACTTGTTCGGTTAGGCTTATAAAAAATTTATAGTCTATCCGATTTAATAAATAAATAGGAGATAGACAGATGTCTGATATTCTGAATGTAACCGGTAGTAATTATACTGCCGAACCTGCAGAACAATACGGGCCAGATGTCAATACAGGTGCTCTTCGTAGAAAGTATAACTTTGGCGATAAAGTATCTGAATTAAGTTTGGCACAAGATCCGTTTTTTCGTTTTGTATCAATGGTTTCTAAGAAACCGACTGATGATCCAACTTTCAAATTTACTGAAAAGCGTGAATCATACACAAAAAGATATGTTTATATTAATAAGCATGATAATAATACAGGAACAGCTAACGTAGCAAATTCAACTGCTATTAACGCTTCTGCTGATGCGGCTGGAGATTCAATTTCTCTTGAAGTTGGAACTGACTGGATGAGCAATGGTAATAGGAGAAAGGCGTATGGCCAAACTGCTGATGGTATAGGTGATAGCGGTACTGAGCCAGAATTTCTTTTTCCAGGCCAGTTATTAAAGCTTCCTATAACAACTGCTAACAATGCTTCACATGATCAATCTGTTTCTGATTATTTAGTTGTTAAGATTGATACTGTTAAGGCTGGTATAACTTCCAATTATAAGATTGTAGACTGTAAAGTAGTAAAAGGTGAGTCTACCGCAGCTACAACTTATTTTATGGGCGCTCCAAGCGCAGCTTTACTTGCAGGATCCAATGAAGGGCTTGAGCCATATCGTTGTTATGTTGTTGGTACTGCCTTTTCTAAAGGAAGTGGTTATCCAGAAACTTGGAATGATCAGCCATATTCAACAGCTACAGGCCAAACTCAAATATTCAAAACATCATGTGTAATGGATAATACTGATCGTGCTACTGTATTGAAGTACGAAGGTAATGAGTGGGCTCGTATCTGGAAGCAAAAGTTGATTGAGCATAAATGGGATATTGAAAATGCATTATTATTTGGCCAGCAAAATGCAACTTACAACACTACTCAAGGTGCTGTAGATTGGATTAGCCAATATGGAAATGCTTTTTCATTAGATATTGCAACAAAGTCTCAAGATGATTTTCTTGATGATATGTCTGCAATGTTGGATCCAAGATATAACAATTCAGCTTCAACTGTATTCTTCTGCAACACAGCAGTTTACAATTGGTTGCATAAATTATCTGGATACTTTAGAAATAATGTAGAATCATCTGCTAACTATAGAGCTGATTTTTCATTAGCTGGAAAGAAAAAAGTATTTGGTATTGATATTACTACTATATCAACTGTATACGGTGATATGAACATTGCACGTAATGTGCATTTAGATGGTACTAATGTTAAGATTCTTGGAATCAACATGAAGTATTGTGCATATCGTCCATTAGTTGGTAATGGTATTAATCGTGATACTGGAATCTACGTAGGAGTTCAAACTTTAGAGAACTCTGGGGTCGATCGTAGAGTAGATCAAATCTTAACTGAAGCGGGAATGGAATGGTGTTGTCCAGAAACTCACGCTTTATGGACATAGGGAGATAAATTATGGCAAATCCTTTATACGGACAAAATAAGACTGATGATGTATTAGATCTTGTATCTGATGGTAAAAAAGACGTTTTAACGTTAACTGCCGCACATACACTAAGCGCATCTGATGCAGGAAAGTTAATAGTTGTTAATTCTGCTGCAATTGAAATCACTTTACCTTCAGCTGCAGCTGGAATGGTTTTTGACTTTGTGTTTATGATAGATACTACTGCTGGAGCTACTATTCTAGCATCTTCTGGCGATTGTTTCTTTGGAACAGTAACTGTCAATTCAACTACTAAGACTAAATCTAGTGCTCAATCTATTGATCATGCTACAGCTATTGGTACAGTAGCTAGTTATGATAATCTAGACTTTGTTCACGATTCTGATACTCTGGGTGGCAAGGCTGGTGATAGTGTAAGATGTATTGCTGTAGATGATACTGCTTGGATGGTTAATGGAGCATTAGTATCTGATGGTACTGATCCAGATGGTATAGCTGCAATTAATGCAGGTTAAGGGGGTGACTAATGGCTAATGCAAAAATAGGAAGTTATCCTTCTCACGGTCTTCAAGTTGTAGAGAAAATTGATAGTGCAAAACAATTAACTAGAAGTGATTCTGGTAAGTTATTTTTTGTAGAACAAGCAGGGAGTACATATGTTATAAATCTTCCAGAGCTTTCTACAAATATGGCTGGCTGGCAAGCTAAGTTTATTTGTAGTGCTATTGATGGATCTGTAGAACTAAATGGTTATGGAGTTGTCGCTGGTGGTGGAACCACTGGCGATAATGACGTGATGAGATTTGTTGAGATAGGACATACTGAAGCGACAACTGCTGATGTCGATGGTATATCATTCGGCGCATCTGCAACTACTGTAGGAGCTACAATCGAAATCTATACTGATGGAACTTATTGGTTTGCGTATGGATTTGGAGCTATAGCTAACGATATAGTTGCTGTTGACGCTTAAATAAACTAAAATCGTTCACTCCCTCTGTAGAGATGTGGGGTCTCTTCTAGGGGGAGTGGACACCTTAGGAATAATAAATGGCAACTTTTCAAGAACAAGTTCAAGATTTAACTTCGCTCACAGTATCTGATACTGATGAGCTTTCGCAGTTTTTAAAAGATGGTGTAATAGATGTTACTAATAAGTGGTTAGCTATTAGACCTCAAGATGCAGACATGTTTATGGCTTCTACAGCTGAACAAGCATCTAATGGTGCTGATTTAAATGGAGCTAAAATTGTTACTGTTGTCCGTGAAGATGGCACTAATAATCAATGGAGAAAGTGCAGAAAAATATCTTTAGGATTACAATATGATGTTACAGATCCAGATAGTTTAAATTATGCCTCTGCAACAAATCCTGCATACATGCAAGATGAAGATGGAAAGATTAGTGTATTTCCAGTGCCTGGATCAGATCCAAATGCTTATAAGATATATTATGTAAATAATACTCCTGTAGATGCAAGTGGAACAGCATTAGCTTATAATGATACTGATATAAAATACTTTCCAAGTGATAAAATTTATTTAGTAACAATTTATGCATCAATGAGATTGGTGCAAGCAACTATAGGTGGGATAGCTAATTTATCAATTACAGCTGTACCGCCTGATGTTCCTTCTGCGCCTAGTTTTTCAGGAGCAACTGTAACATTGCAAACAGCTGGTAGTTTAGGAACTGCTCCTACTTATACTTCTCCAACTACAACTGTATCTGGAACAGCATGGGCTACAGCTTACCCTGATCAATATAGTGCTATAACTACTGCTTGGACAGCTTTAAATGCTGCTGTTGATAATATTAAAACAGGAGTATGGGATGATTCTGGTAACTATTCTAGCGGAGATTTTACAAAAATAAAAAACGCTTTAGATAATGCTCAAAATATTATAGACGATGGAGCAACTCTTACTGGAGGAGCTGCAACACATGATGCTATTTCTTTACTTACTACAGAAGAAGACTTAGAAATGGTTCAGGCAGCTATTGGTATTGCAAGTTCTGAATTACAAAGAGCTTCATTGCATGTTCAAGAAACAGATCTTATAACAAAAACAGCAATACAAGAAGCTCAAGGATTTGCTCAAGAAGTTCAATCTAGACTTTCTAATGTTTCTGCTAAAACTTCAGAGTATCAAGTTAGAGTACAAGATGCTTTAAATACTTTTAATAAAGAAAATGTTGCATATCAATCTACAGTTCAAGAAGCTTTACAAGAACTTCAAGTAGCGTCAGCAAAAGCTCAAAAAGATGCTGATTTGTCTCAACAGAAAGAATTAGCTGAATATAGTAATAGATTGCAAAGATTTCAAAATGAAATAACTGCATATCAAGCAGATATTGGAGGACAAGTTCAAGAGCATGGTGCAAAGATGCAAGGATTACAAGCTCAGTACAATACATTGAGACAGCAGTATACTGAAGCATTTGGTATAGCTGCCCCTAAGCAACCTCAAGGAGCTAGGTAATGGCTACTACTTATAGAGTAAGATATAAAAATCATGCTACACCTCAAGAACAGCATAGTGCTGGAGATAGATATTATTTAGATAGTGATGCTGGTAAAAAGTTTTCAGGAACTGGAGATATAGGAGGAGCTACATTAGGAGGTTCAAGATCTTTGGTAGAAAATTTTGCAGTAACTGATAGCGCATCTATTACTTTAACAAGTTCTACTGACTTTTTTTATATTAAAAATACAGGTGACAGCGATGTGCTACTATGTGTTGATGGAACGACTTATATTATTATATTATCAAGCAGTGAAGCATTTGCTTCTCAACTATCTAATTCTGCAGTAATTAAGGTTAAATGTACGTCTGGAGAAACCTCAACAGTAGAATATTATAAGGCTAATTAATGGCAAACGCAAGAAAAGTAATATTTAGTACTTATGTAATACCAACTCAGATTAAAGAGATGGAAGAAGCAAATGTAACACATGAAGAATTTCAAAGTGAAGTGGGAAAAACATTAGGTGGAAAAGGAACTGCTATTATAGATGCTTCTCAATGGGGCGATAAATGGACTTCAACTACTCATGGAGAGATAAATAAATGGGAAGAGTTTACAGATGTAAATTGGGAAGATGTATTATTATATCCAACTAAAAGTGGAAGAGTTGCATTAACTGATAGTGCTACGCAATTATCAACTGATAGTAATGATTGTGCATTTTTATATATAAAGAATTTAGGGTTAACAAACGAAGTATTATTATCATTACAAGGCAATGACAACAGTAAGTATTTGATTATTATTCCTCCTGAGGGAAGTATAAATATTAGAGGTGCTGCTGGAGACGAGAGATCGGGTATATCTGCCCCTATTGATTGTAATGATATTTATGTAAAGTGTAGTGCAAGTGAAACTACAGAAATAGAATATTTAATAGCAAAAGGATAACGCATTAGTAAGGATATCTGAAATGGCAACTTTAACAGGAAAGACAATAGCATCAACATATACAAGCTTATTAAAACTTGAAGGTAATAGTGGAAGTACAGTAGCTGGAGCAGATGGAAATGCTGTACAAGTAAAAACTGGAGACAATGATGCAACTCCATTATATTTAAATACAGATAGAATTGGTATTAATACTGCTGCTCCAGATAAGCTTTTACATTTATATGCAGCTAACTCTGGAGTAACTCCACATGCAAATACAAATTTATTTATTGAAGATAGTGCTAATAATTACTTAGAACTTGGAGTCCCAAATGGTGAAACAGCTGGTATTTATTTTTCAGATGTAGCTGGAACTCCTGGCTCAATTAATTACAACCATAGCTCAAACCTTATGACTTTTAGTACTGATAGTCTGTTTTCTTTTTCTGGCGGAAATGTTGGTATTGGTACAGTTAGTCCTCAGGAAAACTTAGATATTTGGAATAATAATACTACAAATGCTAATTGTACTCTTCGTATAGTAAATGATTATAATGGTGCAGATTCAGAAATTAAGCTTCAAGCTAAAACTGATTCTGGGGGTTCACATTATGCTGTGCTAAAACTAGATGGTACGACTGAAGATTTTGTAATAAATATGGAGGATACATCAGGTGCTTTTAGTATTTTACAAAATGGAAATGTTGGTATAGGCACTATTGAACCAACCTATGCTTTACATATAAAAAGTGGCCATAGTACAGATGATCAAACTACTGGAGGTGGAACTCTAGCTTTACAAGGGTCAGATACTACTGTAGGTGCTGATACAGATTTGGGAACAATTTATTTTCTTGGTTCTGATTCAAGTATATCGAGTCCTCCAACAGTTGGAGCTAAAATACTTGCTGAAGGTGCTGGAACATGGGATGACAGTAGTGCAAATGATGCTCCTACTAATTTAAAGTTTTTTACCTGCGATGATAATGCTTCTAATACAATTGCGCAAAGAATGGTTATTAGGCACGATGGTAAAATTGGTATTGGAGTTACTATTCCAAATTCTAAACTTCATATAAGTAAAACGGTAAATAGTGCTACTTTTAGTCCCTTTGAAGACCTTTTGATAGAAAATTTAGGTGATACAACTGATGGCAATGCTACTGCACGTTATACTGGAATAGGATTCAGAACTTCTGGTGGTGGAACTGCTGCTACAGAAAGAGTAAAATGTTGGTTTGGAGCAGTACGAAGTGCAACATATGGAAGGTCAGATTTTATATTTCTAACTGATGGTTCTGCCGATGCTGGTTCTGTAACGACATCTGAAGAAGTTATGCGTATTAAGGCAGGTGGAAATGTTGGTATAGGTGTATCTAATCCACAACACAGTTTACATATTGCAACCAATGAATCTATTTTCTGGGGAGCAACTACTGAATATTCAAGAATAGTTTCTTATGTAGGAGAATGGAACGCTGCATCTTCAACAACTCATGAGTTAACTCTTTGTGATGATGCTCAAGATTATCATGTTGTTGCAATGGAGTTATTGGTAGTTTTAAGAAATTCAGCTAATAATTCTGGGTATTCTTGGAGTGTAAGAGGTTCTTTTACCCATGGAGGGACACTTGATGTAGCTACGTTATGGGAACAAGGAACAACTGACATAGCTGATCCTGTACTTTCAGATAATGGAGGTAGTATAATATTAACAATGACAAGTCCTGTTGCTAGCCATACTTGTGGTTATACAGTACAATTAAGAGAAGTTAGAACATCATAAAGGAGAGACAATGAGTAAAGCGAAAATAAAAGATGCAGAAGTAGTAGAAGAGTCTAAAAAGCTAGAATGGAAAGAAGTTAGAGAAAATCTAGTAGCACAACATCAAGAAGCTTTGAAGCAAATAGATCATTATACTAAAATGTCTTTAAAAGCTGAAGGAGCTATTGAGGTTGGAGATCAAATGAATCCAAAGGAGTCTAATGAAGGTTAAAGAAATAATGGAAAGAGCAGGCATGACCCAAACAGGTCGTGCCGTTGCTTATATAAAAGACGCTTTAGATGAGATTAATATTAGCTCAGAGACCCACGTAACTACACAAAGAATTGACATAACTGCAGATCAAAGATTTTATGATCTACCAAACGATTGTTTAAAGGTGCTTGATATTAGGTGTAAGCATCATAACAATGAAGATGAAAAGTATAGATCAATACCAAGGTCTATATATGAACCTGCAATAGTGGATGAAGATGGCAACTAAAAGAAAATACGCATATTATATAAAAGGTAACAAGCTAGCTATAATACAAAGAGAAGATGCTTTAGCTGGATCTAGTAATGATGAATATGGAATGTATAAAAGTCCTACTGAAAGTGTTACAGATGGCTTAGAAATACAATACGCATATACTCCATCATATAGAATAAATGATGCAGATGATTCTCTTGCAGTAAGTGCATATACAGAATCTTTAGGATTATTGTCTTTAACAATACCATCTTCTAGTTTTGCAATAAATACACCTATTGTTATTACTGGATCAGAAAAATGGAACGGATTACATATAGTTAATGCTGCAACATCTAGCTCTACATCTTTAGTATTAAAAACTAAATACAATGGAGGATCTGTTACTGAGGCATTTACATTATTAAAAGATGTGTCTGTTTTGCAAGATGAGACATTTGAATTAGACCTTAGTAGATATCATGCTAACGCTGTAGTTTACTATTTAAAGGCCAAAATGGCCGAAGATGCAGGAGATTTTGATAGAAGGCAGTTCTTCATGAGAGAATTTAAAAAACAACTAGAGAAGGGCAGTTCTGCTCTTAAACGTGGGCCTTATATAGTACAAGGCTTTAAATCAATGACATAACACCCGTTCACGCACAGCCAGTGCTTAGGGGAAACTCAAAAAGGAGATAAAAATGGCAAATAAAGATTTACATAGATATTCTGTTCAGCAAGCATTAAATAGAACATTTGATGTTTTTACAGTAACTCCAACATTGGATACCAGTACTTACGCAGATGCAGATGTATTATTTAATCCAGTATTAATTGAAGGAATATTTGGGCATAAAAATGATGCATGTATGATAAGAAGTATTACTATGATTGATGCTGATGATCAAGGGGTTCCTTGTGAAATATATTTTACGACAAATAGTACTGATTTTGGAACTATTAATGCCACCGCTAATATAGCTGATAATACTGGAATAGCGGGAGGTGTTACAATGACATATTTTGATACAGCTAATGATATTGATAATCATAGAATATCAAGCATTAAAGATATTAATATGGTAGTAAAAGCTAATGGAGTAAATGAAAATTTATATATAGCTGGCATTACCACAGGGACGCCTGATCATACCGCTTCTGGATTAAATATTAAGATAGGCGTTCAATACTTATAGGAGAGATAATGGCATATTCTTTGTTTGACAAATTAGGACAACATATAGATATTACAGCAGGTAGGAATGCTAAAGCTCCAATGCATCCACCTAATACACCTGCACAACATACACCTGAATTAGAGGATGTAGCTAAGACTAAAGCTCCTACTAATATGACTGGTATGAAGTTTACACATTCTTTAATAAAGCATTTAGATCAGCTTTATAGCAAGATGTTGGCAGGTGAGGTTGCAGATATAGCTTCAGAGCCTAAATATAGTCCAAAGACTAGGGTTATACAAGGTCAAACAGATGCTTTAATATTAGAAGAAAAGGAAGCTTATTATAATCCTGGTAATAGTAATGTAACAGAGAGCTTCTAATGCCATCGCCTAAGGTAATAGCATTAAGCGCTCTAACTCCTGAGAAGTATGACTATATACATCTTGCATATAACTCTGATGGAGATATACAGACAGTAACCTATAAAACTGGTGGAGCTAGTGGAACAACTATAGCTACACTGACATTAGCATACGATACTGATAAAAACTTACAAACGGTGACTAAATCATAATGGCATACAAGTTTAATCCATTTACAGGTACATTTGATGAAAAGCTTGATGTAGGCTCTAATATAAAAGAGAATATAGCTTTAAATGATAACTATATCTCCAATGATGGTGGAAATGAAGGTGTTCTTATTCAAGATGATGGCTCATCTAATTTTGTAAGTGCATCTACAGGAGCATTGTCTTTTACTGGTGCTACTCATCATTTAAACTGTGGAGAAATAATAGAGTTTCCTTTAGGAAGTGCATTTACAATTTCTTTATGGCATTATAATACTACAGATTCTACAGAGCAAATATTATGGAAATACTATGTTAGTTCTACTCAATATATAGAGTTAAAGCTAACATCCTCTAGGCAAATAAGATTAAACTGGGTTTCTACTGGGGAGAATGGATATGGGTCTTCTGTACCAGCAGGATTTTTAGTAAGTACAAATTTATATACATCTGATGTTGTAGGAGATTTAAATGCATGGAATCATTGGACTGTAGTTTACGATGGAACTGAAACAGCAGAGCATTCTGTAATTGGCGTAAATAGTATTCCTTTTTATTTTAATCAAGTATCTGATAGCGATACGACAGATGCAAATGGAAGAATATTTTTTGCTAGCAATAATGAATACAATCCTGGCAGTAATTGGCATGTTGGAGATATTCTAAATATATCAGGAACTACAAATAATGGTAGTGGTGCTAATAACGATGGCACTTATACTATAACAGAAATAGTAGATATTACTAGCCCTGGCGACCATTTAATAGTTAGTTCTGATGGAGGGACTACTCCTCATGTCTTCACAAACAAAGGTGTAGATTCTAATAGTGAAAATATACTATTAGCTTCTGAGCCAAAAAAAGTTAAAATATATAAAAATGGTACATTATTGTCAGGATCTAATGGCAACAACCTTGTATGGAGTGCCCATGATGCAATAGATGTTTCTTATAATAATATTTTAGATTTTTCTTCAACGAGTGTTGTTGAAAGATCAAGTGGAAGCTTTATAGATGATGGCTTTCAACCTGGTATGAGAATAAGTATTTCTGGTGCTAGCCACAGTGATAATAATAATGTATTTGTATTAAAAACTGTTTTAGCAGGAAGTTTAACTGTTGCTAATTCAGGTTCTTATAGTTTTATAAGATCGTTTAACGCTTCTGGTAGCGATTCCAATAATGTTAGAATACAATGCAATACATTTAGAGAAAAGCATGTAGCTAGTTATGCTCAGACAGCAGGTCTTTCTATTGGGTTTGCTGATAAATTTCCACCAGCACTTTCTACAGGAGCTTCAACTTTTTATATCGGATATACTTCAAATTCTTTAAGAGGTTTGGTTGGAGAGGTAGCTATATGGAATACTTATCTTACTAGCACAGAAGTTTTAGAAATTTATGATAATGGACATGCTTATGATGCTATTAATATTCAAAAGCATAACTTGGTTACTTATTGGAAAATGTCTGCCTTGAATAGCAATATTGTCTCAAATTCAGTTCCCTGGAGAAGTACAGATTATCCTGCTACAGCAGTTAATGGGCCTTCGCTTTCTTCTGGAATGAAGGGATCGTCTTACAGAAATGCAGCAGATTCAGTTAAAATATTAAGAGTTCCTTTAAATGTTAACAATAATTATATTAGTGATAACGAAGGAATACTTTTAGAAAGCCAAACAGCAGATGGTAGTGGTGGAGTATATGTAAGTCCTGATGGAAAAGTTTCTTTAATGGATATTTCAAGTGCATGGGTTACATCAACTATTAAAGATCAACTTCAAGTTTTACATACAGGGCATATATCTGCTTTTGAAACTGATAATTGGAGCGTTTCTCAATGGGTAAATCATACTGAAAATGCAGATGATACTTCTTGGTATGTTAAAGCGACTAATACAGGAGCTGAATGCAATGCTAATTTTATAAAGTTTTATACAACAGGAACCTCTATTGAGTTTGAGATGCGTGACAATATAACTGCTAGTTCTTTACATTCTCATACAAAACCAGTTCTAATAGAAACTCCTGACTTTAAACGTCCACAGACTCCTGCTACTGGTTATGCTCAAAATAGATGGTATCATTATTTAACTGTATTTGATATGAGTAAAAAAGTTACAACTGGAGATTTAGTTAATAAAATAACTGTAAATGCAAGTACTAGAGTTATTACTAGGTCAGATGGAAACTTTGTAACAGATGGATTTGTAGTAGGAATGATGATACATATTGCTTTACCAGATTTAGGTACAGTTAGTCAAGTTATTCATAAAATAGAAGCTGTAGATGCTCTTACTATAACTGTGACAAGTGTGGAAGCAGGTGGGCCAGGACTTACAACAGATGCTACTGCAAATGAAACAGTAAAAATTTCCAGTGTTGGGCTAGAATGTTTAACTATATATAGAAATGGCGTTAAAGTAGAAATGAATATGTCTATGACATCAACTGGCATGTCAAACACATCTCCTATTGAGCACGCTATTCCTTTAACTCATAGTGGTAGTGCAGATTCTGTATTTGTTTTAGGGGGCACAAGTGGAGTGTTTGCAGGAGCTATTGGAGAAACTGCTGTATGGAGAACTTCTTTAACAAGTGCTCAAGCAGTAACATTATACGCAAATGGCTATCCTTATGCTGCAAATGCTGTAGACGCTTCTAATTTAATGGGTTATTGGAAGATGAAAGGACAATGGACACCTGTCGATAGTGATGGAGAGCCTAATCCTTCAGATGGCTCAGGATATACTGATGTAGCTTATAATACATGGACTATTCCTTTAGTAGTAGGATCAAGTGCTTCAGCTGAAGTTTTTACAAATTCTGCGTTCTATGGAGGCAAGGGGCATAGAGTTCAAAACTCTTTTGGAGAAGATGGACTTGATATGTATGTAGCTAGTACGAATCATACAGCTCAAGGTTCTTATAAATATATTTATGGACTGTCTTGTGCAGCAACTCAAATGACAGTAGATGGACTTGAAATGCTTAGAGGTAGCTTAAAGTTGCATGGAAATCAATTTGTACAAGATGAAAGTACTGCATTACAAACTATGGCTGCTTTTAACCCTAATCTAGGTAGCGGCTCTTCTACAACAGCACAATCTCTTAATGTAACTCAAACTATTGCAACTGCTAGTGGAAAAACGAGTACGAATACAGGAATATCTACAACTTTAAATTCATCAACTCCAACAATGATTGGAACTGTTAATAATATAGGTGCTGAAATAACTGTAATCGGTGGCACAAGTGGCACTCAAAACAACACTGCATTATCCTTACAGGCTACAGGAGCTGATACAAATACTCATATTAAATGCTTATATGACGCTACTAACTATATGACTTTAGCTACTGGTGCTAATGGAGCTACAACACTTACTACTGTAGATGCTAGTAGTGGAACAGATGCTAACTTAACTTTAGATGTAGCTGGAGATATAGAGATAAATGCAGACGGTGGAGATATTACATTTAAGGACAATACTACAACTTTAGGATCATGGGATTCAAGTGGAAATCTTTTAGTTAAAGGAGATTTAATAATAGATGATGGTGGCTCTATTAAAGAAGCAGGAGGAACTGCAGCTATAACAATAGATGCTGCTGGAGAAGTTTCAAAAATAGGTCAAGATACTCCTTCAGATGGTCAAGTTTTAACTTGGGATAATGGCAATAGTAAAGTGGTGTGGGCTGCAGGAGGTGGAAGCGATACTAATACAACTTACTCAGTATCATGTGCAGATGGGGATAATTCTGACGAAGAAAAAATAGTATTAACTGCAGGTGGAAGTGGAAGTGGAACAGACGTTGTTGTTTTAGAAGCTGGAACAGGGCTCAGTATTGCAAGAAGCTCTGATAAAATAACATTTACAAATACAGTTACAGTTCCCACATTTGGTATAGCTGATACTAATGCAGTAAAAATAGATAGTGGAAGCGTTAATGATGATGAGTATGCACGATTTACTGCAAATGGTCTTGAAGGTCGTACAGGAAACGAGGTTATTTCTGACTTAGGATTATTACCTCTTTCAGGCGGAACTATGACAGGTAATGTAGATTTTGGTGATAATGATATTACAAATGTAGATTCACTAGACGCTGATAAGTTTAGCATAGCAGGTGGAACTGAAATGACTGGAATAGGGGCTGCTGTGTCAGGAAATAGTTCTACAAACATATCAACTGCAAATAGAGTTAAAGAATATGTAGATAGTAATTGTTTTCATTTCATAAGAGTGGGAGCTTATATAGCAACTGCAAGTAATTCTTTTTTATTTATAGCAGGTGCAGAATCCCAAAGAGATTTAACAAGTATAACAAGCGCTAGTGAAAGCTTTGTATTTACAGCGCCATACGATGGAAGTTTGGTAAAAGTTATGGCTAGATCAGAAACTGCTTGTGGGAGTAGTGATTTTAATTTTTATTTAAGAACATCTGAAACAGGGTATGAAATTCCCTCTACATTGTCTCCTACAAGCTCTGTAACTGTAGATATGGGAGTGGATGATACTTCATATGAATTTGATTTTAGCAGTGTAACAAATGCTTTTAGCAAAGGAGATATTATGGTTTTTTCTTTTGATCCTACTAATACTCCATATGATAGCCATTTTGTAATAGTTTTAAAATTTGATACATCAACATAAGGAAGATATGATAGACGCAATAGATACATTAAAGACAACAGGAACAGGAGTAGGTGGATGGTGGCTTTCAGTAAGTGGCTGGCTACCAGATATAGTAAGCCTATTAGTAGGGATAGCAACATTAGTATATCTTATCCTCAAAATAGTAAAAGAACTAAAATAAGGAGATAATATGGCTAAAGCGGATAAAGGAGTAGTCAAAAGAGTAATAGTGACCCCAGACAAGCATTTCCCTCTGCATGATCAGAAGGCTATAAATTGTTTAAAAAGAACAATAGAAATAGTGAAGCCTGATGCGTATGTAGATCTAGGAGATGTGGGTGAGTTTCATGCGTTTTCTGCATGGAGATTTAAAAGAAAGCAGAAACCACCTTTAGAATATTTGATAGATGACTTTAATAAAGATGTCAAAGATGTTAATGAAGGGATGGATCAGATAGATGAATCTTTAGATAAAGCCAAATGTAAAGAGAAACATATTACAGAAGGTAATCATGATAACTGGTTAAATATGTGTGTAGAGGCATATCCATATTTACCACAATTTAAATTTGCCAATGCTGTTAAGCTAAAAGAAAGAGGATATAAATATCACTCGTTTGGTAAGCACCTTAAGATAGGTAAGCTTTACTTTTATCATGGTCACCAGTATGGTGGTCAATATCACACAGCAAATCATCTTAGGAAACTAGGATGTAATATAATGTACGGGCATTGGCATGATTTACAGCATATGACGGCAACTCATATGGATGGGCCTAAAGCAGCTTGGAGTATAGGATGTTTAAAAGATATGGGTACAGAAGCCAATTCATGGCTTGACAATAGAAATATCAACTGGGCTCATGCTTTTGCAATAGTTGATTATTATAAGAATGGTTTATTCACTGTTCATATAATACAAATAATAGATGGTAGAACCTCTCTTTGGGGTGAATTGATTGAGGGATAATGGACAATATTGTAGAAATAATAGAAAGAGTTGGAGTGCCAATCACAATGTGTATGGCATTCGGATACTTCATATGGAAGCAAAATCAGTTCATACAGAACGAATTACAGAGGGAGATGAGGGAATCATTCGGTAGATTGGAAGGTATCGTTATAGGGCTAATTAACGCCCTTAAAAAGCATACTATCGATGTAAAAGAAATAAAGGCAAGTTATACCTCACTTGTTGGTATATTAGAGCGGTTAATTGGAAAGGGAAAATGATGATTTCAAGTATGTTAACGAAAGCAATAGTCAGTTTAATAGCAAAACAATTCAAACTAGAGAAGATACTTGCGTACGTAGAAGATCCTAACGATGCAGACAAGAGAATTGATGAATTAGAGCTAAATGTATTTGCTCTAAAGAGAACAATTAAAAGTCTAGATTCAAGTTGTAAATGCAAGTGTTGTGAAAAACCAAAACCAAAAAGGAGAGCAAAAAAGTGAACGAAATAATAAAGAAAGCTATTATTGAACATTTGTTTAATGATGAAATGAAAGCAAATGTAATAAAGGCTTTAAATGAAAATATTGATGTACCATTTATAGGTGAAAAGACTGAAGCTAAGATATTAGATGCTTTATATTCATCTGTAGAGGAAGTATTAAAAGATGCAATCAATAAGTCGTAAAATAGATTATAATTGGGAGAGGGACTACACCGCTCCTCCTTGGTTTTCTCAGCATGTATGCTGCGATAGTTCGCTTACTGTTGTGTATACCTCTCCCGATAAATTAGAGGAAAAAAGTGCCTAAACAGATATATAATATAAGAGCCTTTCATGGTGGAATAAATAGTAACTCTGATGCTAGAGATATAGCTGAAAATGAATTACATGAAGCTATAGATATAATGGTTGATAAAATAGGTCAAACAAGGATGATGGGGGCAGCTTCTACTATGAGCCCTCCAGCTGCTAGGACAAATTCTATTGAACCAGGATATGGATTATTTCAATTTAGCCATGATAGAGTTGATGGACATACAAGCTCTGCAGGTTCTAGTGATGAAGAAACTGGAGCAGATTATTTAGCTTTTTCTGATCCAGATGGGTCTGGAACTGGAAATGTTTCTATATATAGTGCAGAAGATACTACTTGGGGTGATCCAATAACTGGAATGACTAATAATACTGGTGGACAAAGAAAAGATGTTTTTTATTTTGTTGATGGAAATTTAAGAGTATGTGATTCTGAGTTTGGAAACACCAATACAAATAAATGGTATGGTTATATAGAAAGATCTCATTTTGATGGTACTGCTACTGCTGATTCCTATAATGCATGGTATTGTAAAGATGCTGAAATAAAAATGCCAAACAATGTTTTAATTCAAGGAGCTCTTACTGGATCAGCTCAAGGGAGTAGTACTGAAACTAGACTATTTACAGGTACAACCCATGCATTTACTGGCGGGGTAGACAACACTGTATTAACTGATAAAATAATAACTGATTTAACAGCAGTAACATTAACTTTAGGATCTAGTGCACGACAAGGAGACACTGTTATTGATACTCCAGATGTTTCTCCAAGTGATGGAACTGAATGGGATGGTAAGACCTGGGCTCTTTTTCCAAAAGCAGGAGATGGGTTTCATTTAAATTTTACAGCAGATGGCCCTGAAGGTAGTGGAGGCTCAATACCTGCAGGAAATTATGATTTTGCTATGAGTTATGTATACGATGCAGAACCTGGAGCTATTGGCTCTCAAGAATCTTTGCCTAGAGAATTTCATGGAGGGGGTTTTGATTCTGCAGAATTTGCAATAAGCGGTACTGAAGTTATTCCTGGCATAGATATTTACGCAACATCTCCATACGATCCAAGGTTAACTGGAGGTAGAGTTTATTGGAGGAAGCAAACATCTTCTGGCTCAGGACAATGGTATCATTTATTAGACGTTAGTTTAAAAGATGGAGTAAGGGAAGGAATTGTTGGATCTTATGTGCCATGGGTTGTAAAATATAGCCAATGTGTATCTGCAAGCGTCGGTGAAATAAACTCTGTTTCTTCACTTACATGGGAAGATCTTAATGCAATGCCTCAAGATGCGCCTTCTACTACAGCTAAATATAAAACTGCAATAGTATCAAATAGAAGGGCTTACATAGGCAATGTACAATATGGTGGAACTACTTATGGAGATGCTGTATTTAAAAGCCCTATCAATAAGTTTGATACATTTTCAGATGTTAGAAAGCTTGAAGCAAGTATAAATGACGGAGATAGTATAGTTAAGCTTGAAGCCTATGCAGACAGACTTTTGATTTTTAAGAAAAAAAAGTTAGAACTTTTAAATATTTCTCAGGAGTTAGAATTTATAGAAGATACATTTGTCCATAAGGGGGTTTCTCATCCTGCAGCAACTTGCAAAACTGATTTTGGTATAGCTTGGGTTAATGAGCAAGGTTGCTATCTATATGATGGGCAAAGAGTTAATAATTTACTTGAAAAAGGTGGTAGACAAATAATAAAAGAAAGTGACTGGGCTACTTTTGCTACAGCAAATTCAATGATTGGATACATTCCAAGCAAAAGGCAGATACTAGTTGTGAAAGATTGCACACATTCAAGCGCTGGAGATGTCTTTCTTTATGATATAGTCACTCAAAGCTGGGTTTACGGAAATAGTAAGTGTTCAGATAGTATAAGGTTTACAAATTTTGTAACAGATTGGAATGGTGATTTAATCTATATAGAAACTGATGATACTGGAACGCCTAAAAAATGGTCTGATGCCTCAGGATCAAGTACAGGATTGCACATACAAACAAAAGATTTGGATTTTGGACAGCCTGGAGTTAGAAAGAAAATATACAAAGTCTATATAACTTATAGAGGTGATGCAAGCAATGTGCAAGTTAACTATGGATCAGACGGAGGAGCTTTATCAGGAAATTTTTTTACTATTAATTCAGATGGTTCTACAACGGGGGGTAGCGCTGCACATAAATGTTTAGTAAACGCAGGTACTGATGATTGGCTAAAAGCTGAATTAAAACCATCTGTATCTATAAATAACGTATCTAGCTTTCAATTAAAGTTACATGGTGATGGATTAAATGCTATAGCAGCTGATTTTGAGATTGATTCAATTTCTATAGTCTATAGAACAAAGGGGATTAAGTGATGGGAATGACTAGACATGAAAGAAATTCTATACATAAAAAGCAAGAAGTAGCTCAAATACTAGAAGGTGCTCCAGAAAAGTCAGATCTAAAAAATGGTGTAATGGTGCTTAGAGCTACCAATGAAGGATTAGTTATGTATGTAAAACATAATGATGTATTATATAAAAAAGTATTAGATAAGGGGTAAAACATGGGATATGCACAGGCTTTATTAAGAAAAGATGTAAGAGATGAAGAAAAGGCTTTAAAAAGAAAAGCTAGGAAAAAGGATTTATGGGGATCTATAGGCCGTACAGCTGGAACCTTGGGTGTCGGTCTTTTAACTGGAGGAGCTGTAAACCCTCTTACATTAGGACTATTAACAGGTGGTGCTTCTGCCTTAGGCGGAGCTATTGGTTCTAGGGCTGCAGGAGGAAGTTTAAAAGGAGGTAAATTCTTTAGCGAAGATAGAGAACAGCTTCAATCTGAATTAGGAGCTTTAGGATCTAAAAATTTATTATCATCATTAAAATCTGGAGTAACGGCTGGGATGGGACAAGCAGCTAAGTTAAAAAAAGCAGGGATAGATTCTGCTAAAGGACTAGACTTTGGAGATAGCTTTATAGGCAAGAAAGTAGCTGGAATGAAGGAAGCTAAGGCAGCCAGAGACTTTGCGGATTCTAGGATAGGTTTTGGAGCAAAAATGCCTTATGGAGATGAAACAATGCTTCACAACTTAGACACTCAAAAAAGAAATTTATTTACTGAAAATGTTGGTGTTGGAACTGGAAGACAAACATTAGGAGTTGGAGACGCAAGACGTGGCCTTGGATTTAGTGAAGCTATTACAAACCCTAATACAGGGAAGGCTATAGGTCAATATGGTTCTAGAAGTTCTATTGTACCTCAAGACGTATATGGAGAAGCTCAAAAAGCAGCTTTTTATAGGCCTGAGACAGGTGGAACTAGGGAACTGTTTGCTACAGGAGAAACTCCTGAATTAATGAGAAATACATCTCAAGAATTATTTATGGAAGGAGATCAAAGGGCTAGAGAATATAGGAATAGTAATGCTGGCAATGCGTTGTTTGCCCCAACAAGAGATGTTAATCTGAGAGGGAGAGGAACTAATGCAGCAGGCCCTTTAGATAATTTTAACATTAAAGATACAATTAATAGGAATAAAAATCTTGTTAATTATAGAGGAGATGCTGGCTGGGGTTCTGAGTCTCCTGAAGATTTTAGCATGATTAACGCATTAGAGTATGAACAACCTTCATGGCAAAAAAGACTATTTGAATCTTTGGGAGTGGATGACTTTAAAAATATGTCCACAAAAACTTCTTATAGATAGGAGAAACTGATGAGTAATAAAATTGTAGATACACGTAAATTAAATAAAGACAAGAGAGCTAGGCTAGGTAGATTTGGAGATACAAAAATACGTGAAATTGATGGACAGCCTAGCCATGTAACTGCTTTAGAATCTGTTTTTATAGATATTGATAAAGAGTCTGGTGAAAAATTTGCTAAAGATGTTGGTGCTGGTACTATCAATCCATATACTGGTCTAAAAGAATATAATGCAGGAGATGAATGGAATTGGGGAGATGCATTAGGGTCTTTAATTGGAGGTGAAAGCAAAGAAGAATTTGATAGAAGAAAAGCTGTAGAAGATGCATTTGCTCAAGTAGAATGGAGTAGTGCTAGAGAAAGATTTGGGTCAAATCCAAATGTTATGAGCGAAAGTGAAGTGGAGAAAGCTTTTACAGAATTTGGAGTTACAGCAACAGACATGGATAAATATCTTACAGGTTTTGAACAAAAGCCTTTTGACTTTATTCAACAAGAATATGATTTAAACCAACAACAAAGCCAAATAGATTATGATAAGCTTGATGTAAGAAAGGATGCTTTAGACGTTCAAAGAGATCAACTTGGAAGTGATTTAGACTTTACAAACAGGCAACTTGGAGCAACAAAAGACTTTGCTATGGAAGGAATGCAAAATCAATTTTCAGATACAAGTCAAGCTTTAGGAAGACAGTATAGGGCTGGAGCAAAAGGTGCTTTAGGACAATCTCAAGCAATGCAGGCAAGATCTGGACTTGCTAGCTCTGGAGGGGCTCAATACGGAATGCAAACTCAATTAAAAGAATTGGCAAAAGGGCAATCTGAAGGAATGGATACAGCACGTAGAAATTTTGCTTTTGGACAAAGGCAGGCTCAATCTACATATGATTTTGGAACGGAAAGAGCGCAATCTGCATATGACTTTGGAATTAAAGGATTAGATTTAGATACTCGTACTTTAGGCACTGATTATGCTGGAGTAAGTTTAGGTAAATATAGAGATACATTATCATATCAAAAAGGAATGTATGGAGAAGGTAGAAGGCAAAAAGATAGATTTTATGATGAAATTGCAGAACTTGAAAGTGTAAAATAGGAGTTATTATGGCAGAGATAGTAGTAGAAAGGAGTCCGTTAGCAGAGTTTTTAGATGAAATGCCATCTTTAATTATGCAATACAAGCAAATGCAAATGGCTCAAGAAGAAAGAGCTTTAGATAGAGAAGAACGTAAAGCACAAGCTACTCAAAGTATTTTATTAAAAGAATACTATGATATGAAGGATCAAGTTAGAGCTACTGAAAAGATGTATGATAAATACGATAACGTAGATCCATCCTTTATGACTCAAGGTGCAGCTGATATTATAAGTATAGTTGATGAGCAGAACAGTATTAATATGAATGCTATAACTCAAAACTTAAATACATTAAGTGAATATCAATCTAGCCTAGATGCTGGACTATCTACACTAAGATCACAAGCTTCTACATTAAAAGAAATGCAAAGTGAATTTGCTGGTGCTAATAGAGTATTAGATCCTCATGAATATGAAGCCTTTCAAGAGCATGCTTTAAAAGCATTGGAAGAAGGTGGATTAGGCTGGGAAACTACAGCTGGTGCAGATCAAGCATATTTCTCTAAAGATCCTACTCAAAGGTTTGCGGATGCTGTAAAGATTACTAACCACATGAAAGCAGGGCAAGTAGCTAATGCTGAAAGTAATTATGGAATTATTCAAGGAATGTACACACTTGGAGAAGGTGAGGATTCTGGGGATCTAGTAGAAAGGTTAACATATACAGATCCTGTAACTAAAAAGAAGATAGAGCCTAGTGAAGAGCTTGTTCAAGCTATACAACTTATGGCTATGCAACCATATGGAGACTTTATGTCTGGTATAAACAGTTTACCTGGAGCTATTGGAGATGCTGTTAGAACTGAACTGTCTACAAATAAAAATACTTCAGCATTCTTTTTAAACTTATCACGGAACTACGATGCTATTAATGCTTTAGATTCAGAACTAGCAGGTATAAATGAAACAAATGAAGAATCTGACTTTAATAGCTTTGTTGAAGCTATATCAGGGGTTGATAATAAAAACGCTTTATTTGCTATGTATGATCAAGCTGTTGCTGGAATGCCTAGAGAAGAGCATGGGCCTTACTTTAACGCTATGGAAGCTGCTATGGGAGGGTCTGATCTTTATGATGATTATCTGCAGTTTAAAGGCCTTTCTTCATCTGGAGTAGGAATTGTAGAGCCAGAGATTCCTACATATGATAGCAATATAACTACAACTGATTTTAATATTGATGAATCTTTACAAAAACTAAGAACCTATGGAGATAGCGGAGAGGTTGTTGATTCATTAAATAGTATTGAATCATATGCTCCTGGAGGTTTTATCTCTACGGATCGTGATGAATACATAGAAGATGATTTTGAAAAATTTTTAGAGGAAATAGAATAAATGCCATTACCTAAAGAATACTATGATATATTAAAGAGTGGGGATAGACCTTTAAGGAATCAACCTACTACACAAACTCCTAACTTTGGATTTAGTCCAGCTGAACCTGTAGAAGATGAAGGTACTGCTTGGGGATCTGTTGGGGACTTTCTATGGAGTGCTGGAGAAGGGTTTACATCTGGTATGACTTTAGGACTTACTGATCTAGCAGGAGCTACTGGAGAAGAGCCTTGGGAAGAGATGACTGGTGGAGAAAAGGCTGGTTGGATATTAGGTGAAGGTGCATCATTATTTGCTCCTTGGGGGCCAATTGGGTTATTAGGAAAGACATCTAGAGCTATTGCAAAAGCTGGTGGTAATAAATTTATACAGAAATCAGCAAAAGAAGCTACTAAGGGAATGGCATTAAACAAAGCACAAAGTAAAGCTATATTAGAAGCTTCTAAGAAAGGTGTTAAGTTTGAAGATGATGTAGCTAATGCTTTAAATAAAGCTGCACAGGATGATCTAGGTATTACTTGGATAAAAGATTTAAATGCTACAGGTAAGGCTGCATTAGATGCTAGTGAGAATCTAACTCTTTCTGGAGCTAGAGCTGTACAAAAAGCATTTAAAGATGCAGGTATGCCAGATATAGATATTAATGATGCTGCTAAAATATCTAGTGAATTTGTTGAAAGCCTTAAGGGTGGAAGATATGTTAATGATATAGCTGAATGGGCTACTCGTGGATTAACAGGACGTATTCCAGATACAGCAAATAACTTTGTAGCTAAGTACTTAGGCATGATGGCTCAAGATATGATGTTATTATCACTACATGGACTTGGATCAGGAAAGATAAGATCTTTAGCTAATAATGAAGATTTTGATTTAACAGGTGCCTTAGGACATGAGGTAAAGATGGCTTTAGCATTCCCTCTTATTAGAAAGATACCTAATATTGCAGGAATGGGTGCTGGTGGAATGTCAACTGCATCACAAGGTGTTAAAGCATATATGAATCAATTTAAAAGCACTAACTATAAAGCTATACAAGAAGCTCATGGAGATGAGGTTGTAAAGAATATATTAAAGGTTATGGTTAGAGGATCTAAGAAAGATCTATTAAGTAGAAGTAAATTAGCAGATGCATCATGGAAAGCTGGAAATAAGACTTATAAAAATGGTGATGAGATACTAAAGGCTTTACCAGATATGAAAATAGATGATACTATTACTATTTTAAATAAAATGAATAAAGCTGTTAATCAGAATATTATGAAGTCATGGGGGCCTAAATGGTTAGAAGATACTATAGGCTCTGTTCCTAGAATGGGAGTTGGTGTTCTAGCTATGAATCCTTGGGTTGTTAGTAAAGATGCTTGGGGTTCAATGGAAAGCCCAGAAATAGCCTCACATTTGTTTATGGCAGCTGTTATGACTAGAGGTAGGGGTGAGTGGGGATATGACCAGCAAAGGGCACATTTCGCTGATTTTACACCATACCATGAAGCTTTAAATGTACTTGGTGTTGATACTAAGAATGTACAAGATGTATTAAGGTTTCATGATGGTAAGAATATACATGAAGGCTTAGGTGCTGCTATGTCTACACATGAGGCTGGAAATTCAATTGTTGAGATATTTGATAGTGCTGTGCAAGGTGCAGAGTTTACAGCTAATAGTAGGGATTATAGTAATCCTGATCACGCATTAGTACTAGAAATGTCTAGCTTATATAATATTATTAAAAAGACAGGAGATCCTGACTTTAGTCCTATTAGGGCTCAAAACTTAGATCGCTCTACTTTAAATACATTAGCTGAAAAACTATCAAATGTTAAGTTTGAAGATGGTACTACTGTTAAGGATATTGGATTTGAAGGAGCTTTAGTTAAGTTAACTCTTGAACCTGCAAAGCGTGGTTTAAATATATATAAGAGAATGCTTGCAGAGCTGAAGTCTGAGTTAGGATATAATGTAGATGTATCTAAAGAAGGTGTTGTTATAGGTAGCCATGTTATTTCTAATAAAGAAGGTAAAGATATTGATGATGCTAATACTTATAATAGAACCTTAAGTGCATTGGCAGATATTGCTGAAGCTACTGTAAGGACTGGAGAAAGCGCTGAAGCATCAACAATTAGTTATGAAGCTTTAGTTAAGAAATCAGGACTTACAGAGATAGAATTTAATCAAAGGACTCGTGAGATTGTTGATAGGCATATGGATATGCTTGCAGGAGAATATGGTGGATTAAAGAATATAAAATTTGACCCTGTCGGAGAAGGCGGGAAGTTAAATCCTATGATGGAGTTCTTTAAGCAAGCTAAAGTTATAGAAGCTTCTGAAAGAGTTTATAATGTAGTTACAGGAAAGTTCCCATCAGGAGATAAGTTGGGAGATAAGACTTTAACTGAGAGTTTAGATAAATTATTTATGATTGATGGTAAGTATGCATCGTCTATAGATGCTTATAAGAATATTATTAAGGATTTTGTTAAAGACCCTAAGAATGAAAAAGAAGCTCAGGCTAATGAGCAAGTGATAGAGCATTTAAATGACTTAAGAGATCTATTTGAATTAAGGAAGAAGGTAGTAGGTGTTTCCTCTAAGGATCCTAGTGGTAAAGTTTTAACTGGTGAAGGAATATCTATAGCTCAAAATCAATGGAAGAATTTAAATACACAGTTGCCTAGAGAATGGAAGCAAGATTGGGCTACACATACAAGAGAGCTTTATATTAATAGAATATTTAAAGCAAAGGGTTTTGATAGAAGGGCTATAAATTTAGTTTCTATGCTTGCAGACGCTAATATAGCTATACCTAATGGAGAGGGTAAGCTGACAATGCCTTCTAGAGATGCTGTAATGAATGAGTTAAAATCAAGAAATATGTCTGAAAAAGATATTGAGGCATACGAAAAGGCTGTAGATACTATTGAAAAAGTCCTTGGAGAAGATGCTATTATAAGGACTGACTTTGCATTTGTTGAAAATGGTAAGCGTCAAATGAATGTTGTCGATATTAAAGATTATATTAAAGCTGCTAAGATGCTGGGAAATGAAACTTTTACAGACCTAATAGTAAATACTCAAGCAGTTCTTGGAGAGCTTGCATCTGCTTCTAAGACAGGAACTAGGAAGTTAATAAAAGATATATATGATAAAACAACAGACCTTATTGATACTTTAGATCCTTCTACAAACAAGAAGCCTATAGAAGATCCTATTAAAACTATTAATGATTTAAAGAATGAATTAAAAGCATTAGAGAATACAGCAAGGGCTGAAGATACTAAGCAAGATATAAGTCAAGCTATAATAGATATAGATAGGCTTATAGATGCTATAGACAGGGAGACAGGGAAGTTTAACATAACACCTAAAAAGAGCCTTAGTGAAAATGAACAAATTAGTGGTGATGAATTTGGTGTACATGAAGCTTTAACTAGACCTTTACAAGCATCATTAGAGAAGATCTATTCAAAAGAAACTGAAAGCGTTAATAAGTTAAGAGAATTAGTTGTTAAAATAGAAAACTTAACTGCGCTAGGCAAGAGTGGTTTAGGGCTAGATAAGTCAGAAACAATGAGAATTGTAGAAAATATGTCGAGAGAGTGGCATAAACTATATAGAGATAAAGAAGGTGACTCTGTAGAGGTATTATCTGAGCTTATAAATAAAGTTAATCAGAATGGATTCTTTGGCGATGCTATAAATCTATTAGAACAAGTTGATACAAGAGTTAATAGAGCTGTAATATTAAATAATGAACACCATATATTAAATGCAGATGCAGTTAAGATGTCAGAAGCCTTGGAAGCTGGACATAAAACTCATGAGCATCATAGATCTGTAAAAGAAATACTTAAAGAATACAATCTTGTTAATAAAGATGGAGATATTGATCCTACATTTAGAGATGCTCTTATTAACAATCCATATAAAGCTCTTAATGAGAATATACGTAAACAAATATTTGATCAAAAAGATGTAAGCATATCTCAAAAGCAAAAAGAATGGAGTACCTTTAGAGAGAAAGATGCGCTAGAGCTATTGACTAATATATATAATTCTAAGCCTGTAAATAGACTCAAGATTGTAGGCATGACTAAGGATGGAAAGAAGAGAGGTATAATTGAATTTAATAACAATGCTCCTGCTATAAGTCATCCTAATAGTGAATATTACTCTAAAAAAGGATATAATATTCATTTTATTGACGATACTATTAGTGTAGATGTGGATGGCACGCTTAGAAATACAAGTCTAGATACCATAGGAAGTCCTGACATGATACAGTCGTTCTTAAATAATGCTTTACATGTAGATAGATCTAGATTAGAAATAATAGATAGCTTTAAATCTATAGATCCAGGTATTAGTGAAGCAGATATTAAGAAGATATTAAAGAATCCTACAGAGTATGTATTTTATTTAAGATTATCTCCCATGGACAAGGCTATGTTTGTAGCTACAGAAAGTAACTTAAAGCTTTTAAATTCTGAGTTTAAAGCTACATATGACTCTATTGAATCTAGGCTTAGTGGTAAAGATAAAGATGTCTTTAAAGCTATGTTTGGAGGCCTTCTTGATGCGTCTAATGCTTCACGAGCAAATGTAGAGCTGAAGATGTTATTACCTTATCTTGATAATACAGGTAAAAGAAGTGAAATTGAAAAATTAATTAAAGAATATGCAGGGAATGCAAATCCTGAAAAGCTAGCTAAGATACAGGCAAATATGTATAAGCGTGGATTCTTATCAGATGGTGGTACTACCCAGCCAATGAATGAAAATGTGCTTAGATGGGCTAAAAGCTGGCATCCTAATAAAGCTGTTAAGCAAGAAGCTAAACGTATTCTTGATAATGGCGGATTTACAGTAGGCGTTATAGGAGATGGTGCATCAGAGGGATCTAGTGGTAAAAAGCATCCATTAAATATAGAGAACATAGAGATGGGACAGCTTCAGATTATAGGTCAAGCTGGAGGGTTATTAAAAGAACTTTCTTTAGCCCAGCAAAAAGCTGCTGCTGACCAGCCAAGCTTATTAAGCTCCTTATTAGATGGTGCTAAGTTTGCATCTGAAAGAACAATGAAATTGATTATGGCTCAGAAAGGAATGCTTGATACAGACTTTACTAATAGCCCGAATGGAGCTAAGACTATAATATTCTCTACTGGAGACAACCAATTGCTTGGTAAAGGATATCTTATATATCATCCCGATATAGCTAAACAAATGCCTAAAGATGTAGATATAGCACTAGGAGAAACATCTGCTAAAACATTACACGGAACATCAATAGATGGTAATCCAATCAAACCTTTCGATCTTTCACAGGCAAGTGGTAAGTGGCAAAATACTATTAAGAATATGGATAATTCTAACAAGATGTTGCTGCCTGTTGAGAGTATAGGAGTTTCTTTTACATCTAAAAATGAAAGTGGAGTAGCTATATCTCCTTCTATATTTGACTTTCAATCAGCTTCAAATATAAAAGCTGCAACAGTATGGATGGGATTTGAAAACAAGTTAAGAGAAGTAGCTGTACAATGGGACTCTGTACATAGAGATGGTGCTAAGTTAGCTGAATGGCTATATGAGATAAATAAAGCTGAAGGTAATCCTATGGATAAAGGAGATACTGGTCTTACTAAATTACTATTCTCATATGGAGCCATGCCTAACAATCCTTTAACTCAAAAGGCTTTAAGGAGATTGCTAAGAAGCTCAAACTATAAACACTTGTCTAAAGCTCCTAATCAGAGAGGTGGAGAAGATAATTTTATTGTACCTAATATAGATGGAAAGCTTTCAGTTCCTTTGTATGCAGAGATTTATAAAGCTGCAGGAAATGAAATACATGACAGGGCTACTGTTAACTATGGAGGTATTGGATTAAATTCACATACTGCGAGAAGGCAATTAGGAAACTCTATAACAGGAGTAACTTCAAATCTACAAGGTGAAAGATTTATATATAGAGATGCTAATGGTGTAGATGTTGTTGTTAGTGTAGAAGGGGATAAATTTGAATATTATAGCACTTTCTATGACAAGTCTACAAATCCTTTAAAGCATCCTGGTTCTAATAATTATAGATATAAAGGTACAGATCGTACAGGTAATGATATACTTAGAGATGCAGGTGGTATTAAGGAAGATAAATCTTCTAGGGCTAAAGTAGAGGCTCAGTTAAAAAGATTAGATAAAATGGTTAAAGCTCATAATCTAACCTATCATGATGCTTTTAGATTATTGAATGGTGAAATAATTACTAAAGTTGGTTCTAATGGAATAACTAGCACATTTGATTTAAAGGTAGATAAAGCATTAAAGATGAACTTTGGCTCTATGTCTCATGCTATACCAGTGATAGGACATGATAAAGTTATATTTAGAGTAGAGAAAATTATGGAAGGTATGGATGGATTAACAGAGGTTAATGTTCACGATCTTCGTACAGTTATGCAGAGAGATAATGACGGTGATCACTTGTTCACACATACAAGTATGCCTTGGAGTATATTTAAATCTTTTGCTAAAGAGAATGGTCGTAAAGATGACTTTAGAATGTGGGAAAGAAGTCAAGTATTAAACAGTGATTATATAAATATATTTGGAATAGGTATAAATGGTAAGGCTGGAGAGAAAGCTACTCAAGTTGGATTCCAAAATTATGCAGCTAAACTTCATGGCGCTAAGATGATGACTGGTCAGATAATAGGAGCTAGAAATGCTATATCTTGGCTTAATAGGCTAGGCTTTAAGCTTAAAGGTAATGACCTATTAAAAGACTTTATAAGAGATGAAGGTATGACAGCAGATAATTGGAAAGTTCTTGATAAGTTTTATGATACTGTTCAGAATGGCTTAGATATACATGGTGGGATCCATGATGCTATATCTACACAGGATAAATTAAGAGACTTTTTATATTTTGGTAAAAAAGATATTCATACAGGTGAAACAGGGGATGCTAATTTTGACAAGCATAGTGATCCTGATTTAACTTTCTTTGGAGATAATCATAGAACATTTGGAAATAAGAGAATAGAGAGAGAAGTCTTTTATGAGCTACTTAGAACATTAAAGAAATCTAATATGATTCAGAATGATACTTGGGATGAAAGAGGTAGTAGATCTCCTGAGCCTTTTGAAATAAAGTCAGCTTATTATGATATGAGAAATTTATTTGCAAATCCTACAGGGTACTTAGCTCAGAAATTAGCTAGAAAAATAGGAAGAATGCAAGGTGCTGAGAAAGACGCTCTTGTATCAGAGTATGCAGAAATGTTTTATGGAAAGACAACAGACTTTAAGAGAAGGAAAGACAGAGATGATTTATATTGGGATATAGTCAAAGGTAGACAAGGCTCTATTATGGATAATATTTTTAGCCTTGATCCTAGACAAGTATCTCCAGACAATCCAGATCAGGGATTTGAACTATCTGTTGGTGGAAAGTTGATGAAAGAATTGATTGGTACAAATGGTTTCTGGGACTCAAACTATGGAGGTCTTGCTAAGACAGGTACTGATATATATAATAAAGCAGGGTTCTTTGTTAAGAATATAGAGAATTTTGTAGAGACAGCAAGGCTTTTTGGTGACGATCCTTTAGAGTCTGCAAAAAGGCTAAACTTAGATATGAATGTAGATTCCTTTAGTCAAGAGAAAGCTGGTTCTGAAATACGTAATGCTTTAAATAATGGAATACTTAGAGAATTAATTCATCGTCAGCATGATAATGTATTTGGGAGTTTGGAATACTTTAGAGCTGAAAACTTTGCTAATCCAACTAAGGTTGACAAACTTCAGGAAAGATTAAGAAACTTACAAACAGCTATGGATATAATGGATCAACAGATAGCTAAGAATATGGTTATAGATAAAGGTGATGTTCAGTATATAGATGTTAAAGACGGTATGAACTTTGATAAGCATACGCACCTTTCAAAAGGAAGGATGTTAGATATTTATAGAGTTAGAGGAGATGTTAAGTATATAGAGCCAAAGGGAACTTCAAATTTAACTCATTTTTCTGTAGATAATAAATCTTTAGATTATGGTCAGTTAGAATTTGTAGGTAGATTTAATAGTAATAGTCCTAAAGTACGCTTACATAGAGGATATTCTTACATTATTGATAGAAATCCAAAGCAAATGAAATCACAATCTAGCAATGAAGCTAGATACTCAGATGCTTTATTTAAGGCTACATATGGGAATGATACAAGTCCTGAGTTATTTATTAAAGATAAAGGTGTTATAAATGATTTTAGAGACGATGTTAGAAGGCTTAGAGCTTCAATTAGTAGTGACTATAGCAAGACTATAGAGAATGCTTTATCTAATAGAGTGTTGAGTGAAGGTTTATTCGCTATCAATAGTGCTAAAGAGGGTAGGAGTATGGCTGAGTTTGTAGATAGATGGCTACCTTTAGTGCAAGGAACTGATCCAATGAAGTTATTACTTAGATATGTATTGCAACCTCAAGTAACTCCTTCTTATTATTATAGGGATGCTAAGGGGCATGAGAGACCTGCATATAAAACTAATGAACATCTGTATAAAACAGTTTTACAATGGGCAGAAAATAATAATGCTAGAGATTTTGTTAGAGAGCTTATAAAAAATGTTGAACATTATGCTGCTGGTAAGGAAACTGAGATAGATGCTAGCAGTTACGAAAGAGGGAGTATGGATAGATTTGATTATACAGAGCTAGGTGATATGGCTAATTCATATAGAACTATAGCTAAACATTTAAATGTATTTTATTCATCACCTATATTAATAGATAAAATGAATGGTGTAATAGATAATAGAAGAAGTCCAATACAGACTGTAAGAGGTAATGACGGTTCATTAATTCCTGTAAGGCAAGAAGCTAAGAAGAATGATTATTGGGATTGGGCAAAAGATCAAACAGGGGAGGGTTGTTAATGGGCTTATGTAATCCTATATATGTAGATAAGCAGAAAAGAATGGACATGATGAGTGAGATGTATGAGTATTGGAAGTCTAAAAAGAATATAAAAGATAGATTTTCATACAAAGATACTGGCTTTAACAATCAAGCTTCTGTTGATAATATAAAATGGTTAATAGAACAGAGACTAGAAAAGCCCTGGAACGCTGATTCTCCTTTAACTGATGCAGACTTTAGAAGAGCTAAGGTTGAGATAGATGCCTTTGATAATGCTTTAGGTGGCAATTTTAGTAACTTAGCCTGGATTGTGCCTGAAGGAATATCTAAGCAAGATCCTACAGCTAGAAAGTTTTACACAGAATTAAACAATATCTTAAACTATGAGCGTGTTCAAATCAACAAAG